TGGAAATAATGGATCTGTTCCTGCTGTTGGAACAGTCTTGAGTGGAACAGTTACATTCGGTGATAACCCATAGACACTCTATAAACCGTCCACAACCCCTTCAGGAGACCCCTGGAGGGGTTTATAGTAGGTGCATACAAGACACAGGGGGTATGACTGCCACTCACAAGCTAATCTTCGTTGCATCGTTCTTCTGGTTCATGAACTGGGGTGTGCGTATAACCTCTGTTGTTCTTGACAAATTCTAAAAATCCTGTAGAATACCTTTGTGAAGGTTGATCAAACTATGACTATCACTAAAGCTCAAAAGACTGAATTTCTTTGCGTCCGTCCAAAAACATCTAAGGCAAAGAATCGTTTCGCTAATGAGATGGATCTCCTGCACTCTTGCCGTGTAGAGAAGCGAGATGGTAATCGAGTTTTCCTTGCTTCTATCTCTGGTAAATACTTTTTTTGGATGAACGAATCATCCGATGATCACTGGGAGGTTATTAAATGAAGGATCAGAATGGTATTGAAGATGGTGAATCTAAACAGGACAAATGGAATCGTGGACTTGACATTTTTATTGAGTCTGTGATCAAACCTGATTCAGCTCTTCGTCAGTGTGCTCACAATCAGAGATGTTATCATGAACTGATGGATGTTCGTGCAGATGTTCTTGAGTACCTTAAATCTAAGCGATGGAGCTGAAGGATCCTACTGTCCCTGTGTTGATGTTTCTGGGTGTTATTTTTGCTACTCTTTGTGTTATAATAGCAGGATATATACATGGAAACATGCATATTGATGCTGTTTACAAGTCACTTACACAATTCAAATGAATCTATCACTCCAAGAAGTTGATCACATCTTGAAAGCATTAGACACGATGTCTTCATATGATGTAGCAAGAGCAAGGGAACAAATTGACTCTGGGGTAACAGATCATACAGATCTAGTACAAAAATTTAAGGATTATCGTCTTCGTCTAACCTGACATGAAAGAGTTTGATTATGATCTTGACTACAAGAAACTTGACTTCACAAATGCAGAGACTCGCAAACTTTATCGTATTGGAAGGGGAGAACAAGGTGTTCTATTGGTACGCCCTTATACAGACGATATTTGTGCTCACTGGAGATTTGTAGATGAAGCTACTGCTCGCAAATCTTCTACTAAGATATACGAAATGTTCCTTGGATTTAAAGCCAAAAAGGACTTCGTTGGTATGGACATGGCGAGGAAATTCTTGGAGATGGGTTTTACACGAGCCCGTAGGTATGCAAATCACTCCAGTGGACGGAAGTACGATAAAACATCTGGTAAAATCAGACCCCAGGAGAAAGATTGGCGAACCTCTACCAAAGCCAAAAGTGCTGCTATTTTTAAGGAAGTGCGAGATAAAGCTGCATACGATCCTGAATACCAAACGATGAGAAAAGCATGGAGAGCAAGTGAATGATTCGATCCACTATTCTTGATCCTGAATATAATGTGTTGTTCCCATACGTTACATTTCCGTGGCGATTGGAGGTGAATAAAGATCATCACAACGTAAAGGGTATTGCTCTGACAGTGTGCCACTTTGAGTGTGAGGAACACTTGCAAAAGTACCTGGATAGATATAAACTGAAACCTAAAGATTACAAGGTATCAAATCGTGATGGTAAATCCCTTAAGTCCAGTCAAAAACACAAGAAAGACGTATCGAAAAGATCTGGAGGAAGTAATAACAGAAGTTCAGGTACAGTTCGCAAACGAAAATCCAGCGTGGATTCCGTTAGAAACACTGCTAGCTCTGCAAAAGGTGCAAAGTGTCTAAAAAAATCAAAGACCCAAAGTTAAGACTCATACTTGCAAATCAACAAGTGGAGAACCTTGTCGCATTACTTGAAGACAACCCATATAAACCGTATTTGTATCAACACTTGAATCCCATCAAGTACGAAATTTTACGTCAACTTACTAATCTAAATGTCACAGACTCTAACAAAAACAACAGAATACAACCCTAAACTTTCTGACTCTTTTGGTGGTACAGTAGAGAAAGACATCCCCGAAGATGTTGTGTGGATTGATGATGCTTTCTATGTTAAAGAGACTCGTTTTGGCCTTTATACATCTATCTTAAAAGAACCACTAGGGCAACACTTTCTTACTGGTGCTACTAAAGATGGTGTGACTAATATGTCACGTTGGCATCTTATGTGCTTGCAGGATGGTACTTTACAAGATCATTCTTTTGTAGTAAACTCTGGTGTAGTTGCAGGTAAACTATGACCAAAAAAGAGTTTAAGAAAACTGACAGTAAAGGTCGTGAAGAAACTTGGGAGTGGGAAGAAACACCTGAAACAAAAGAAGCACTCAGGAAACTTCATAAAACTATTGCAGAACTAGAGTTGAAAGCCCCTGATTATGGAGTTGGTAAATGAACGATTATGATCCGTTGACACCTTCAGAGGTGAATGATGCTGCAAAGGAATTTTTTCCGTTGTTTGACATCGTGCATCGTAATATGCCAGAGAACTGCACAGTTGAAGACACAATTAAGGTGATGGAAACTGTGTGTAGTATGGCACAAAAACGACGTGCATATGATAAAGGTGAGGTTGGTCCGTTTGGATTTAACAAAAAAGCAGAAGAAGTTGCCACTTGACACAAGTATCAGTATCATATATACTAATCATACTTAACAAAGGTACATGACTTATTCTATTACACTGAAAACTTCTGAGGGTGAACAAATTATTGAGTGCCCTGATGATTCATACATTCTTGATGCAGCTGAAGAAGCAGGTGTAGATCTTCCTTACTCATGTCGTGCAGGTGCTTGTTCATCTTGTGCAGCAAAGATTGAGTCAGGTACAGTTGACCAGAGTGATCAATCTTTCTTGGATGATGATCAGATTGAAGCAGGATTTGCACTGATCTGTGTTGCATATCCAACTAGTGATTGTGTAGTTAAAACCGAAGCTGAAGAGGAACTTTATTGATGGCATGTAATCTCCGTAAACAAACACTAGACGCACTGCGTTCTCAGTGTAGAGGTAACATCGACAAAGCACGGGTTAATGTAGAAGTATATCTGCATAATCCTGTTGGTATTGGTGAACATCCTGATGTTCTTGCTGCTATTCAAGAACAAGTAGATCTTATTGCTAAAGAAGAAGAACGTTTGGATGTTCTTGACAAATACTTTGAAGATCATGTATGAAGAACTAGATACGTTTGAAAGAGCACTTCAACACTTTGGCACAAGAGTTGAAGTGTATACATGTATGGAAATGGGTGGTAAGATTTCCGCAGAGGAAGCTTATCAACAGATTAAAGAAGAACTTAAAGAGTTGAAAAAGGTTCGCAAATCATGGAAGAAAGAGCAAGAGTAACAGAAGCAACTCCCCAAGATTGGGAAGATTTTTGGTATGCTCCTGAAAAATTTGGGACATGGCACATCACAGATTTTGAAAAGATCTGGAAAGAGATGGATGAAATTGAACCATTAACACCTGTTACACAATCCGAAAGAGAATCTTAAATTTATAACTAATTGTGAAATGCTATGTTAGGATGTTCACACATTCAGGAGATTGCCCATGACTCTACCCAAAGACAAAAAACTTAAGGATGAACATATTGAGTCGATGAAAATTGCGGTAGATCAATATGATATTCGGGCAATTCATCCAGATAAAATGGAAGAATTTGCAGAACATTTGGTTCAAAAGGCAAGAAAACAGGAACCAACGCCATGGAGAAAAGGTAGCCCACTTGAAGATTAGGCACAAGACCCCTTGACAGGGGTCTTTTTTTATCATAAATTACTATTAGTTGAATAAGTCCCATGAAACTTGCACTGGCAGCATTATTTTTGATTGGTGCTACATCTGCTCCTGCACTTGCGGGTGGTCCTGTGTATCGTCATCGTGGAGATAGAACAATTAGATATGAAGAGAATTGCTATAAAAAGGTAGAAAAATATATTCCTGGTTACTATGATCGTCATGGTAACTGGAGACATGGATATGTAAAAAGATATACGAAGAAAGTTCGCTGTCGTGGACATCATCATGGACCAATCTATATGCCTCAAACTACTCCTGATTCTTTCCCTCGATATGAAGAAGAACATCCCAACGTGGGTAATGTTGATAACAATTCCTGTGCGGAAGGAACTGTAGCTGGTGGACTTTTGGGTGGTGCATTAGGTGGAGTTCTTTCTAAGAAAGAGAACTGGATCTGGGCTATCCCCACGGGTATCGTTGGCGGTGCCATGGTAGGATGCCAGGTGGACGGTGGTTGAAGTGTCTACTTTTGACACCATCCACTCTGATCTCGTGTATATTAAAAGAGTCAAAGGAAAACCACTCATGGCAACCCGCTCACGCATCGGCATCGAATTGAAAGACGGTTCAGTTCTTTCTGCTTATCATCACTGGGATGGTTATCCGCAGTGGCTGGGTCGCATCTTGAACACTCACTATGCCACTAAAGAACAAGCAGCAGATCTGATTGATGGTGGTGATATGTCAACTTGCTGGACAAATGAGCGTTGGACTGGTAAAGAACTTGCTCCTTATGTGAAAGAGATTAAAGAGACCGAAGAATATGGTCCTCAATACTATTCACAACGTGGTGAGAATTGCCCTCCTCGTTATGATGAAACCAAGGAAGAGTTTCTCTCTGATGGTGAAGAGTTCTCCTATATCTTCACCAGTGCAGGCTGGGTGTGCTATGATATGAATTCGTTCAATAATAAAGAACCCGAAATCACTGAAATCCCTTCTGGAGCACTTGCAGTATGAAAAACGAACTTGAAGCACAACAAATTGCCGAAGAGTTTTGGGAGATGATTGAACACGAAGCAGCAGAGCTAGAGGTTACTGTTGATTACTATCTTGAAGAGTTCTTCTGTTCGTGATATAATCTATGAGTAATCCATCGGAGAAAATGACCAAGTTTTTCTACATCGTTGACCACTATGTTCCATTTCCTTCTAGTGAATATGGTGGCATTTGGAATGTAATTGCAGAGGATGATGATGAGTGTTTCGATCTCATCACCAACACAGATGACGGTGATTTTAATAGTCAATACTATGGAAATCTCCGTGAAAACATTCTGAAGTCGCGCACTTATGCGCTTTCAGAAGATCTTGAGTCCCAAGTCGTTGAGGAATTTACAACATGAGTGAAGAAGTATCATCGAGTCGTAAAGCATCAGCAGTTATGAAAACTGTATCAGGCAAATTGTCTGATGTGATTGCTACTTTGGGGTGGGACTGTTATGATGATGTAGTCGTGGAGATTGGTGGCACTGTTGTTAGTGGCATCCATCAGGGTGAAAACTACAACAAAAAGTGGGCTACACCCTATGGTGTTCGCAAGTACAACAAAGATGCGTTTATTATCATCAAGAATCGCACACGTTCTCCCTTTGAACCATCACAACCTATGGACAGGGAGCATGAACCACATCACTTAAAAGAGGTGAAGAAAGATGCAACCTGACATGACAATCTCTTGGGATCAACATCTCAAGAGTGGAAATGTGTGGCAAGTTGAGGTAGAACTTGCCATGCAAGGTGGTGAAACTGATGAACAACTTTACTACACTGTTGCAGTTGATGTAGTGGCATCCACACCTGAACTTGCCCAGTATATTGTCACTACGATGTATCCAGATTATGCCTCAGTCTCTGTCCCAGATGAACCTACTAGAACTGCCCCCTGATTTCATTCATGAACCACCAGAAGGCTACTCCTACGAAGTTACAGAGCATCGAAAAAATATGCTTGCTATTTGGATTCTCAACCATGGCATGTTCTCTTATACTGATACACCACCACGGTCAATCTGGGGTTTCTACAGTAGAACAAAGAGATGCTATCATGCGCCTATTAACTCCACCAAGCACGGAGATAAGGTAGACATTTCTAATACCCGTGCCTATACTGCTATGCAGTTAAAACTCAATCCGTTGGAGGCTGCACTTTATGGATGATCCTCAGGTTGATGATTATGTTCGTTGGGGTGATTTGGAGGGATGGGTATATTTCAAAGATCCACAGTATTATATTACAATAGAGATTGGAGTAAAACCTAAACCCAACTGCGAATATACTCGCGAACAGAAGCACAAATATATTCACACTCTTATTTGTTGTTTTCCTTGGAATTGGAATGAATTAGAGTATGTTCATACCAGAAAGAACAGATATGGTAAAACTTTGGAAGATATGGAAGTATTCGTTAGGGAGCTTTAGTGATGATAAAACAGAACCTTATGATAATTACGTTGCTATCATACGCACCAGTATTTTTGTTAGTTACATGGTCACTAACGCTTTTATCGTATCTGGAGTGATTCGCCACTGGAATGATGTACCGAGTAAATTACCTCAAACCGAAGAAGAAAGGATATGCCAAACATACAGCAACCTTCCTTAAAATTGAAGATGCTGTATTTTGGGAGCAACATGTAAAGAAAACTTTGAACGCAGTGGACACTCAGATTACTGTCCACTAATCTCCCACAGACCACCAATCCCGTGTATATTAACAGAGTCAAACAAATGCAACACATGGACGACATCTGGAGTGAAATTCAGGACATGCCTGGTGAAATCTTCGATATTACAGAACTCGAAGAGAATGATTCTAAAATGAACATTCAACTTGACGAATTTACCAACAACGATTACACTGTCTGATATGAATTTCCCCACCTCTACCGTCAACGTCTTGCCACATCTTAACGAACTTCGTGATAAGTGGCGGCAACAAAATTTCACCTTCACTAAAGATCAGCAGGATCAATATGATATGCTGGTTCAAGCTCGTCGTGAACGTGTTCGGTGGTTCTATGAAACCAGTCGCGTGCAAGTTGGTCCCAAGGTGACTAAAAAGGTTGAAGAGGTACAAGAAGACCAAGACGATTGAACAAGTGGCACAGAGGCGCTCCTAGTGGGGTCTCTGTGCTTTATATTGGCCATATCAACAGAACACGGATGACAATCACCCTTCGCCCACATCAGGATCGCATCATCAATCGCCTTCGTGATTACAACAAAGGTCAGGTGATTGTGCCCACTGGTGGTGGTAAAACTTTGACGATGATCATGGATGCTCAAGCTTCTATGGATCGTTGCAGTAATGGTGTGACGACTGTTGTTGTTGCTCCGCGTATTCTGCTGGCAGAACAACTGTGCAGCGAATTTATGGAGGTTATTGATCCTGACAATAGCGATCCTTATCTGCATGTGATGCACGTTCACAGTGGAGAAACTCATCACGTCAGCACAACCAAAGCAGAAAAGATTCACCTTTATGCTAGTTGTGCTCGCACTATGGGTGAGAATGTTATCATCTTCACCACATACAATTCGCTCCATCGTATCATGGAGGCAGATATTGAGGTGAACAATATCTATTTTGATGAAGCACATAACAGCGTCAAGCGTAACTTTTTCCCTGCGACAGAATACTTTGCAGAGAACGCAGATCGTTGCTATTTCTACACTGCAACCCCCAAACATTCTCTGACGCCTAAGAAACCTGGCATGAATTGGTCTGTTTATGGTCAAGTTCTTGCCAACATTCCTGCTCCTGAGTTGGTCAAAGGTGGTTACATTCTTCCTCCCAAAGTTGTAGTGAAGCAACTGCCTTTGATTAAAGGTCGCAAGGTCATGTATGCTGAGGATGCTGACAATCTGCTGGAAACTATTGATGACAACAACATCAGCAAGACTTTGATCTGTGCTCGTACAACTAAGCAGATCATGGGTCTTATCTCTCAGTCTGATTTCTGTGCTGAGTTGTATCAGCGTGGCTATTCTTGGATGACGATCACATCTAAGACTGGTGCAATCATCGACGGCAAGAAAGTTGACCGTGAAGAGTTCTTCAACACGTTGAACACTTGGGGCAAAGATGGCACTAAGAAGTTTGTAGTCATCCACCACTCTATTCTGTCTGAGGGTATCAACGTCAGTGGACTTGAGGCAGTTATCTTCATGCGTAACATGGATTATATTGGCATCAGTCAATCTATTGGTCGTGTGATTCGTTTGGGTAGCACTGAGAAGACTTTTGGTCTTGTTTGTATCCCAACCTATGATCCAGTTGGTATCAGCACTGCCCGCAAAGTTCAGGCAGTTGTTGATGTCGTGTTCAATCAAGGTCAACCCGCTATCAGTGAGATTCGTCGATGAATTATACCAAAGCACAACTAATTGATGCACTATGTGCAGAGTGGGATTATCTCTGCCATGATGATTTTGATCCTGAAAATGATCAAACAACAGAAGAATATCGTGAGGATTTGATAGAAATGACTATAGATGAGTTAGTAGAAGAAACTAGCACGGGTGAAGGTTATACTTTAGATGAATGGATGGAAAACTGGGGATAGTGTGCCAGTTGATCAAAGTGTCCACCATTCTCCCCATGGGAGTCAATTCCGTGTATATTAACAGTGTCAAAGGATTTCACCATGATTGCT